CGTTCCTTTTCTAACCCACAAAACACCTCGATCGCTCACGATCAGACTGAATCGCTTTGATTAATTTACAAACGGGAGAGATCCTAAGTGATCCGACCTATTCAGGATTAGGAGGTGTGCAAACTCCTCGTATTCATTCAAAACTGACTGATTTACCTTCAAAAGGTCAAGACATGATCGATCTTGCAACCGAACTTGGGATCAACCTTATGGAATGGCAACGCTTTGTTTGTATTCATGGTCATAAGGTGCGTGAGGATGGTCGCTGGGCTCACTCCGAACTTGGACTTATCATGGCACGCCAGCAAGGCAAGTCTACTTTGATGATGCTCCGAATATTGACCGGCATGTTTGTCTGGGGTGAAGGTTTGCAACTTGCCTCAGCTCATAGACTTACAACCTCACTTGAAACATTTAGGCAGATTGTTGCCTTGATTGAAGCAAATCCAAAATTGGAAAAGGAAGTAAAAAAAATTCGATGGCAACATGGTGCTGAGGAAATTGAATTATTTGGCAATAGGCGGTTTGTTGTAAAGGCTGCAAACAATGCAGCTAGAGGTTTGAGCAAACCTGAAACAATCCATCTTGATGAGTTGCGTGAATATAAAGATGAAGATGCTTGGTCATCAATGCGATATTCCATGATGGCTGCTAAAAATCCGCAAGTATGGATTTATTCCTCAGCAGGAGATCAACATTCCGTAATTTTGAACAAACTTCGTGAGAGAGCGTTGGCATCAGCTACGACCAACGATCCGATCGGTTGGTTTGAGTGGAGTGCCGAACCTGATGCGCCAATTCTAGATCCGTCAACTGGCGAGATTAACTGGCCGGCATTTGCTCAAGCCAATCCATCGCTTGGAATAACAATTCATCCGGATAACTTAAAAGCAGTTATTAATGATCCGCCGGATATTGTCCGAACCGAGGTACTCGCTCAGTGGGTAGATACAATTAACAGCGCAATTGATGCACAAAAATGGGGATTGTGTCAGACCGATCCAATACCTTTAGATCCTGAGAAAGAAACTTGGTTTGGATTGGATTTAAGCCCAGATCGTAAATTTGGCGCATTGGTCGCAACTCAAAAACTATCAGGCGAAAGATTTAATTTAGTTTTACTTCATACTTGGTCTAATGATTATTCAATAAATGATTTAGCGGTTGCAAACGACATTGCACCTTATGTAAGAAAATATAATGTTCAGACTGTCGCTTATTCCAAGAGGACTGCACAAGCTGTCGCAAGCCGGCTAGTTCCCGCTGGAATTCCCATTACAGATATGGATGGGGCGATATATGCTGAAAGTTGTGATCGGTGGTTGGGCGCAATCAATTCCCATCGATTACAGCATGGAGGTCAAGACGAACTGACCCAACAAACACTTTCCGCTGCGAAACTGCCCTATGGGGATGGGTCATGGATCATTGGAAGGCGTGCAAGTCGAGTAGCAGTTTGTGCAGCTGTTGCTTCGGCTTTAGCAACCTATTTTGCGACACAACAAGAAACGGAAATTGATATTCAAGTCGGATAAATTGCATTTATGGTATATTATGTGCTAATGGGATTATTTGATCGTTTTTTGACAAACACCGCAATTATACCAACAGTCGATGTTGCTGCCGCTAATACGCCTTATAATTTGCAGTCAGCTGTTGGCGGATTATTCTATGGCGCACAAACGGCAACCAGAGAACAAGCAATGTCTGTGCCATCTGTTGCAAGAGCACGAAATATAATTTGCTCAACAATTGGATCGCTACCTTTAGAAACTTATAATCATTTTACAAAAGAACATATTGATCCACCAAGAGTTATTATGCAACCAGATCCAAGAGTTGCAGGATCGGCTATTTATGCGTGGATCGCCGAGGATCTTTTATTTCATGGCGTTGCTTATGGACAAGTTTTAGATTCTTATGCTGCATCAGATAATAGTCGAGTTCGTGCATGGACAAGAGTTGCACCGGATCGGGTTTCATATAACTTAAATGCAAATCAAACAGAGATCACTTCTTACATGGTTGATGGAATGCATGTTCCAGCAACGGGAATTGGATCTTTAGTTGTATTTAGCGGATTAGATGAAGGTGTGCTTAATCGTGCCGGTCGCACAATAAGAGCTGCACAAGAATTGGAAAAGGCTGCGGAATTATACGCTAAAGAGCCAGTTCCTACAATGGTGTTAAAATCAAATGGCACAAACCTAACTCCAGAGCGAATCACAAAACTTTTAGAATCATGGAAGGTTGCTAGAAACACAAGAGCAACTGCATTCTTAAATGCTGATGTTGAATTAAACGCTCTTGGCTTTGATCCACAAAAATTGCAATTAAACGAAGCACGCCAATATCTAGCAACTGAAATTGCAAGAGCAGTTGGCATTCCGGCATCATTCTTGTCTGCTGAAACTACTAGCATGACATACAGCACGACAGTCATGGAAAGAAAAGCCCTTATTGACTTCAGTTTGAGAAATATCATAACCCCAATTGAGCAAAGATTATCTGCTGCTGATTTTGTTCCAAATGGTGTTGAGGTTCGATTTGACATTGATGATTTCTTGAGAGGTTCGGCATTAGAGCGTGCTCAAGTTTATGAAATCCTAAACCGCATTGGCGCAATGAGCGTTGAGCAAATCCAAGAAGAGGAGGATTTAATCCGATGAAGATTAATTTCCCAATTACCATAACCGCTGCTGACACAAATAAGCGAACCATTTCTGGAACGATTGTTAGTTGGAATGAGGCTGGAAATACTTCAGCCGGCAAAACAATTTTCAGCAAGGACAGCATTGATTTTTCTAAGCCCGTCAAACTTCTACTTGAGCATGACAAAACTAGACCTTTAGGCAAACTGATTGATATAACTGCAAATGATTCTGGCTTAGAAGGCACATTTAAACTTGCAAAGACTTTTGCAGCTGATGATGCTCTTGAGGAAGCAGCCACAGGATTAAGAGATGGATTTTCTGTTGGCGTGATGGTTGATGCATGGGATAACAAAGATGGCGCAATGGTTATTTCAAAAAGTTCATTACAAGAAGTCAGTTTGGTGTCTGATCCGGCTATTGCCTCAGCGAAAGTTGAATCCGTAGTTGCAACAAATACACCAGAGAATTCCGAAGCAACCGCTGAGGATCAAACAACACAGGAGGACAAAGTGTCTGATATTACTTCAGATGCTCCTATCGCAACCGAAGCGGTAGAAGCTGCAAAGTCTGAGCCTGTGGTCGTAGTGGCAGCTCAGTCTGTTGCCTATACAAAGCCACGCTCACCAATCAATTCAAAAGCAACCTATTTGGAGCACTCAGTTCGTGCTGCACTAGGTTCAGAGGAAAGCCGTCAATATGTAATGGCTGCTGACACAACCGGCACAGTTGCTGGCTTAATTCCAACACCACAATCAACAGAGATCATCAATGGTCTATCAAATGCTGATCGTGGATTAATCGATGCTCTATCTCGTGGCACACTTCCTGCTGCTGGTATGACATTCGAAATTCCTAAAATTACAGCTGTGCCAACAACTGCACTAGAGGCAGAGGCAGCAGCAATTGACACAACCGATATGACTTCATCATTCGTTTCTGTTGATGTTAAGAAGTTCGCTGGCGGTCAGACATTTTCTGTTGAGCTCCTTGATAGAAGTTCTCCAGCATTCTTTGATGAGTTAGTTCGTCAAATGGAATTTGCTTACGCAAAGACCACAGATTCATATGTTGCAGGAGTTCTAGGATCATCTTGCTCACTTTTGACAGCAACAGCAGATAACACAGCTGCTGGACTTCTAGCATATGTATCAGGTGCTGCTGCATCTGTTTATTCTGGCTCACTTGGATTTGCTCGCAACTTAATTGTTAACAGCACTCAATGGGGCAACATCATGGGCTACAACGACAGCGGTCGCCCAATCTACAATGCATCACAACCACAAAACGCAGGTGGCAATGTAGTTCCTACATCACTTCGTGGAAATGTTGCTGGCTTGGATCTTTATGTTTCTCGCTCACTTGATGGATACACAACTGGAGATCAGTCAATGATCGTTGTAAATCCAGATGCATTTACATGGTATGAGAGCCCACGCTTGACACTTCGTTCCGACATTACAGCAACTGGTCAAGTATCTGTTGCTTATTACGGCTACGGCGCACTAGCAGTAAAACTTGCTGGTGGCGGAGTTTGGTTCAACAAGAACTAAATTAGTTTAACTGAGTGCCTAGGGTTGCTCCCGATCCTAGGCATCCATTAAGGGAGTAAGGAGATGACATGCCAACCATAATTACAGCCTCACAGCTGAGAAGCGTGCTTGGCGTGTCGTCTGCTTTATATGATGATACTTACTTAAACCAAATTATTGATACAGCAGAAACAGTTATTCTGCCAATGCTTGCGACTTTCAAAAGTCCAATTCAAGCGACTTCATTGTCAGACAATGTTGCTACATTTACCACACTAGGAATTCATGAATTTACCGAAGGACAATCAGTTGTCATCACAGGATGCGGAAGCCCTTACAACGGAACAAGAGTTGTGTTGGCAGATAATCTTGGACAATATACCTTTTCGCAATCGATCACTAATGCCGACATACTCGAAGCTAATGTCATCCCATCCGGAGTTGCTGCCCTTTCTGGCGGATCAACTTATGTTGGAAATGCAGCTGTTCAATCAGCCGTCTATACAGTTTCAGTCGAAGTTTTCCAAGCTAGACTTGCCGGTGGAGGACAAATCGAAGGAGTAGATTTTACAGCGACACCATTCAGAATGGGTCGATCACTTTTCAATAAATGCGTTGGTTTGTTGGGATCATATATTGATCCTGAAAGCATGTGTCAATAAATGCCTAACCAAACAATCCTTGAACAAGTTCGCACACCTTTAGCAACTGCGCTTTCAAGCGTTGCAGGAAATATCTATGGATTTGTGCCTGAAACAGTTATTCCTCCAGCTGTGGTTGTCGTTCCTGATTCACCATATTTGGAATTTGAAACAATAAGCAAAACAAACATTCGGGCTAAAATTAATATGACCATCACAGTTGCAGTTGCATACAATAGCAATCCTGCATCTCTCGACAACATCGAGCAATTGATCGTTAGCGTTCTGGCAGTAATTCCAGTTGGATACATTGTCAGTTCGGTTGAAAGACCGACAGTTTCGCAAGTTGGTGCAAGCACGCTGCTTATCGCAGATGTTCGAGTATCTACCTACTACACACAAACAATATAAGGAGAAATCATGGCAACAGTCGTAATTACCGGTCGTGATGTTGGTTTATCTTTCACAGGTGGAACAGATATTCAAGCACAAGCGACAAATGCAGTGTTAACAAAAGTTAATGAGCGTCAGGTCTATCAGACCATGGAGGGCGAGGCTTACAAGACAACAAACATTTCAGGAACATTCCAATTGGATATGTTGGCTGATTGGGGTAAGGCAAACTCAGTTTGTGAGGCTCTATGGGCTGCTGCTGAAACTGCACCAGATACAGATATCAGCATGACACTTACAGCTGCATCAGGAGCACAATTTGTGTTTCCAGTAAAGCCAGAGTTTCCAACTGCTGGTGGTTCAGGTGTTGATGCACAAACTGTTTCCTTTACTTTCACAGTATCAAAGGGCGCAGTAGTAGAAACATTTAGTTAAAAACTAGCAACGGGAGCAAAATGAAACTACCAATTACAATTGAATATAGCTCAGGCGAGCAAGCAACTTATATTGCCCAACCGCCTGAGTGGGCGAAATGGGAAAAGCAGACAGGAAATGTCATTGGACAAGCATCCGAGAAGCTGGGTATTTGGGATCTTATGTTTTTGGCTTATCATGCTCATAAGCGTGAAGTTGCCGGAAGCAAGCCAATCAAACCAATGGATATTTGGATGGAAACAGTAGCCGATGTCATTGTCGGTGATGCAGACCCAAAAGCCACAAAGCAGGAAGCCTAAACAGATTGTTGGTTGAGTTGGCAATTGCAACTCATATTCCAATGAGTGAATGGGTTGATGCGGATGACATATTAACAGCGATCGAAGTATTGGAGGCGAGAAGTGGCAAATGAAACTATCGCATACAATAAAAACGATCTGCGTGATATTTACAAAGCATTCAAACTTATGGATGAGCAAGCAACAGAGGAAGCAAGAACTCAATCTGCTGCTTTGGCGTATTTTGCATCAGAGGAAATTAAACAGGCAGCTAGGACTAGAACAAAGGCTGGCAAGGTTGCGGAGAGAATCGCAGACGGCGTTAGCATCTCTAAGTCAAGCAAAATCGGTGAGTTCCGTTATGGCTTCGCAAGACAAAAGTTTTCAGGTGGTGCTACTACGCAAACCCTATGGGGTGGTGCTGAGTTTGGTTCAAATAAGTTCAAACAGTTTCCTTCATATTCAGGACGGCAAGGCAGAGGTAGTCGGGGATGGTTTATCTATCCAACCCTTCGCAGAATTCAGCCTGAATTGATTAACAAATGGGAAGCAAGTTTTAATCGCATTATTAAGGAATGGGTCTAATGGCAACCGGCAATAGAACGCTTAAGTTATCAATCCTTGCTGATGTTGATGATCTTAAAAAGAAGTTAGGCGAAGCTGACAAAGCCGTTGAAGGAAACGCAAGTAAGATTTCAGAGTTTGGAAAAAAGGCTGCTGCTGCATTTGCGGTTGCTGCTGCTGCTGCCGTTGCCTATGGCACTAAACTAGCCATTGATGGGGTCAAATCGGCAATAGAGGATGAGCAAGCACAGTTGAGGTTGGCTGCTGCATTAAAGAGTGCCACAGGGGCAACTGATGACCAGATAAAGGCAACTGAGGCATATATCCTAAAGACCTCACTTGCAACTGGTGTTGCTGATGACCAACTTCGTCCGGCTATGCAGAGGTTGGCGGTTTCGACAAAATCAACCGAGGAAGCCCAAAAGTTATTAAACCTTGCTTTAGATATTGCAAAAGGTCGTGGCATTGAATTAGAAACTGTTGCAAACGCTTTGGGTCGTGCTCAAGATGGAAACACCACAGCTCTTGGCAGATTAGGTCTTGGATTATCAAAGAGCGAACTTGCCACACTTTCATTCACCGAAGTTCAACAGAAACTTTCAGATCTTTATGGTGGAGCAGCAGCTACAAATGCCGAAACATTTCAAGGCAAGATTGATCGATTAAAAGTAGGATTTGATGAAGCAAAAGAAAGTCTTGGAGTTGCTTTATTACCACAGGTTGAGCGATTTATTGGATTCTTAAATAACACAGGTATCCCAACTCTCAAT